GCCAATACAGGCAAGGTAGTGGTCTTGGAGGAAGGTGTGGATTATCAGCAGATATCCATACCGCCGGAGGAGGCGCAGTTCCTTGAAACTCGCAAATTTCAAATTGATGAGATTGCACGGCTCTATCGTGTGCCACCGCATATGATTGGCGACCTTGAAAAAAGCTCCTTCAATAACATTGAGCAGCAGTCATTGGAGTTCGTAAAATACACGCTGAATCCGTGGGTGGTGCGCTGGGAACAGTCTTTGCAGAAAGCCCTGCTCAATTCTACTGAGCAAAAAAGGTATTTCATCAAGTTCAATGTAGATGGTTTGCTCCGTGGTGACTATCAAAGTCGTATGGCTGGCTATGCGGTGGGCAGGCAGAACGGCTGGCTATCAGCCAACGATATCCGCGAGATGGAGAATATGAATCCTATCTCGGAGGAGGAAGGTGGAAATCTTTACTTAATCAACGGCAACCTGTGCAAATTAAAGGATGCTGGGATTTTCAGTAAACAGACTGGAGGTACAAATGAAAAAGCGTAAATTTTGGAACTGGGTGCGCGATGCCGATACAGGCGAGCGCACCCTTGTGCTAAATGGGCAGATTGCCGAGGACTCATGGTTTGGCGATGAAATCACACCGGCTATCTTCCGTGATGAGTTGATGAAGGGCGAGGGCAATATCACGGTCTGGATTAACAGCCCCGGCGGCGATGTGTTCGCGGCGGCGCAAATCTACAACATGCTCATGGATTACAAGGGAAATGTCACAGTTCGCATAGACGGCCTGGCGGCATCGGCGGCATCCGTGATAGCCATGGCCGGAACCACCGTGGAAATGTCTCCCGTTGGGATGTTGATGATTCACAACCCCAGCACGGCGGTCATCGGTAACATCAAGGAAATGCAGGCGGCAATCCAGATGCTGGACGAGGTGAAGGAATCCATCCTCAATGCCTACGAACTGAAGACTGGTCAGCCACGTCAAAGCCTGTCCGACCTTATGGATGCGGAAAGCTGGATGAACGCCAAGAAAGCCGTGGAGCTGGGCTTTGCCGACAAGATTCTATTCGCCAATGAGGATGAGGAAAAGCAGTCCGAGGGTATTGAAGCAATGCTATTTTCCCAACGGGCAGTGACCAATTCCCTCATTGACAAGATAAAGGCGCAGTCGCTGAAATTCGTCAAGGCAGCTGTGCCGGACAACCGTGTATCCGCAGACGCTCTCAGGAGTCGTCTTAACTTACTTATTCACTAATTGGAGGAATTATTTATGGCAAATGTTATGGAACTTCGCAAGAAACGGGCACAGCTGTGGGAAGGAGCCAAGGCTTTTCTGGACAGCCATCAGGACAAGGATGGCAAGCTTTCTGCCGAAGATGCTGCCGCCTATGACAAAATGGAGGCAGATGTAGTGGCTCTCGGCAAGGACATCGAGCGCATGGAACGGCAGATGGCGATTGATGCAGAACTTGCTAAACCAACATCCGAGCCGATTGTCAACAAACCTGCCGCCAAGGTACCTGAGAAAACGGGCAGGGCAACTGATGAATACCGTAAGGCTATGCTTGCCGCCATCCGCTGCAACTTCCGCAACGTATCCAACGTCCTCCAGGAAGGTGTCGATACCGATGGCGGTTATTTAGTCCCGGAGGAGTACGACAGCCGCCTGATTGATGTGCTGAACGAGGAGTGCATTATGCGTAACCTCGGTACGAAAATTACTACCAGCGGTGAGCGCAAAATCAACATCGCCGCTACTAAGCCTGCTGCATCGTGGATTGAGGAAGGTGGGGCACTTAGCTTTGGCGATGCCACCTTCGACCAGATTATCATGGACGCCTACAAGCTCCATGTAGCGATCAAGGTTACGGAGGAACTTCTCTACGATGCCGCCTTTAATCTGGAAAGCTACATCATCCAGCAGTTTGGCAAGGCTATCGCCAATGCCGAGGAGGATGCTTTCCTCAATGGTGATGGCAACCACAAGCCCACCGGTCTTTTGACCACGGCGCAGACTGGCGTGACCACCAGCGGTGCATCCATCACGGCAGATGACCTTATTGAACTGGTCTACAAACTCAAGCGTCCTTACCGCAAGAGTGCGGCCTTTATCGTCAACGACCAGACCTTGGCGGCAATCCGCAAACTGAAGGATGCTAATCAGGCGTATATGTGGCAGCCCTCCTATCAGATGGGCGAGCCTGACCGTCTGCTGGGTTATCCGATTCACACCACACCGTTTATGCCTACGGCAGAGGCGGGCAAGACGGCGCTGGTGTTCGGTGATTACAGCTACTACAACATCGGTGACCGTGGCTCCCGTTCCATTCAAGAACTGAGAGAGTTGTTTGCCGGTAACGGCATGATTGCCTTTGTCATGAAGGAACGTGTGGACGGGAAACTGGTACTGCCGGAGGCGGTGCAGATGTTGAAAATCAAAGGTACTGCTGGCAAGGGCTGATGTAAATATGGTGTAGGGAGATGCCTTACTGGTGTCTCGCTGTTGTTATGGGAGTGATGGCTAATGATTGTTTCCCTGCCGAAGGCAAAAGAATATCTTCGTATTGACACGGATGCCGAAGATGATATTGTCCGTAAACTGCTACGAGCTGCGGAGCAGTTATGCCTAGATGTGTCACGGCTCAATGCAGATGAGTTCAAGGCTTGTGGGGCTATTGCCAAAACGGCGGTGCTCTATACCGTGGGCTATCTATACGAACATAGGGACGAAGCTGACCACAAAAAACTTACAATGACGCTTCGTTCCCTGCTGATGGGTATTCGCCGGGAGGGCTTCTGATGTATGTATCTTTGAGTGAGTTACGACAGAGAATAAAAATCCTGCGCCCCATAGTTGAAGAAGACGCTGTCGGCAACCTTATCGAGCAGGGCAAGACAGAGGTGGCAACGGTCTGGGCGAAGGTTCTGCCTTATGCCGCCAAGATTTCAGACGGCTATGCCGAGAAGGTGGATGAGGTGTCATATCGGATAGTAATTCGCTATCGTGAGGACATTGAGGTTACGGACATAATTGAGTGGCGTGACAAGACGCTGATAATGTCAGCCCCACCTTATCCTATGGACGGTGGCCGCAAGTATCTTGTTATGGAGGCAAAGGAGCTGGTGGAAGATGGCTAAGGGCTATCAATCCGCAGAGGAGATTCTGAGGGAACTGGGGGAGAACGCCACCAAGGCTGCCAAGTCGGCGCTGGCAGATGGAGCAGAGATTGTCATGCAGGAGGCAAGAAACCGTTGCCCTGTCTACAAAGGCAATGACCGCCGTGTGGTCAAGGGAGCACTTCGGGATTCCATCCATGCCGTCAAGCAAAAGGGCGGTGCCAAGTACAAAATCATTGCTGACGCTACATCCCACGATGGCATTTTCTACGGCAAGTTGGTGGAATTCAGCCCTGCTATCAACAAGCCTTTTATGTATCCTGCCATGGATGCCAGACGGGATGAGGTCAGGAATAAGATAATTGATGCGGTAAGGGAGGCACTCAGAAGAAAATGAATATCAAGGAAAAAGTGTATAGAGCTCTGAGTACGTCAAGGGAACTGACATCATTGCTGGCAAGAGACAGGCGGTGCCGGTGCATTTATCCCGGCATCAGTCCCAATGCTGGCAGCTACCCAATCATTGTATACAACATCATATCGGATGTTCCGGCTCTTACGGCAGACGGCATAGAAATAGAGCGGCGCGTGACCGTAAGGTTGCAGATTCTCACCAAGGACGGACACTATGAGCATATCTATGATGTGGTGAGCAAAATCATGAAGGGACTGGGCTTTATGCGTCGTCAGTCCTTGGAAATGGCAGAACGTGATGTATTTGTGTTATGTGTGGATTATGTAATTGGAATAGGAGTGGATGAATAATGGCAGAAATGAAACCGGCTAGCAGAATGGTCAGCGGACAGTTTATCAATATACAGCGGCTCCATGTGGCAAAGCTGCTGACGGATGAAGCCGGGGAAACAGCAACCTACGATACACCCATCGACTTGGGCAAGGTACTGCGGAGCATAGACATTAAGCCCTCCAACAGCAGTGCCGACCTCTATGCAGATGGCCAGTCCATAGACACCGCTACCAACACGGCATCCTATGAACTGACCTTCGATACGGCGGCTTTGCCCTTGGAGTATGTGGCTTACCTTTTGGGGCATAAATGTGAGAACGGCGTGATGGTCGCCAACAAGGATGATGTTGCTCCGTATTTTGCCGTAATGTTCCAGAGCGACAAGCGGAACGGCAGTAAGCGCCTGACAAAATTCTTCAAAGTCATGTTCCAGGAACCCTCGGTCAAAGGCTCGACCAAGGAAGAAAACATTTCCTATCAGACGCCGACCTTGACTGCTAAGGCCATCTACCGATTGTCAGACGGCAATTCTTACACCTATGCCGATACCGAAAGTGCCGGGCTGGATGCAGAAACTGCAAGTAACTGGTATACCACGGTTTGATATTAGCAAAGTGATGAAGAAAGTTTATAGCCTATTACAGCCGCACAAAAGCCTAGCACAATATTGGCGGTAACGTTAATTATGGCAAGAAAATAACTGCCTCCTCGCATTAGTGTCAAAGTTTCCATGCTGAACGAGGAAAAAGTTGTAAATCCACCAAGAAAGCCAACGGTCAAAAGTAGACGTAACGATTCTGGCATCATGTTGGTGGTTCTGGCCAAGGGTAATAAAAATCCCAAAATAAGTGCCATGAGAAAACTGCCAACGGTATTAACAAACAGTGTGCCGAAAGGAAACATAATACCAAAACGGCTGCCAATTACGGATGTGGCAAGATAGCGGCAAATAGCCCCAAGTCCGCCACCGATGAAAACATAAAAAAGATGCATAAAGAGTCCTCCGCATATAGGAAATTACTATTCATTATATAACGAGGACAAAAATTTTGAAAACTGATTTTGGAGGATAAATTTAGATGGATACACCAAAAATCAAAATCAACGGCAAAATCATCCAGCCGGCTCCGCCCAAGATGAAGGTATGGCGTGAGTTTCTGGCATTTTTCGACAAGGATAAGGGCAAGATGACCGTGGAAGAATTTCTTTCGGCGCATGTTGCCCTTATTGTTTTTGCCTTCAATCAGACGGAAGTCACGGTTGATTCGGTCGAGGAAAATCTAGAGATTGCCGATGTCGTTCCTCTGGCGCGGCAGCTTTTTGAATGGCTGCAGGCTCAGACCTTTGCCAAGCTGGTAAATCTCCCAAACGGGGAAACGGAGGCAGGGGAGTGAACCTGTCTCCGTACCAGAACCTGCTGCTCTACTATGAGCGGCTGCAACAGTCCTATGGCTGGACAATGCAGGAGGTGGATGAGCATGACATAGATTTCTTGTTGGATCAGCTGATGGTTTTAAGTCTGACCGATGGTCATAATGGACAGAAATACATTGACGATGTTCTGTAGGAGGTGGGCAGATGGCAAAGCGTGGGCAGAAGATAGATGAACT